CTCGCACTGCCTGTGATTATGGAGATGATGTTAATTACAGTAGAAGCTGCTGGTATAGAGTATAATAGTGGTATGGATGATACTACATCTGATAAACCAATGAGTACCGAATTATTACTTTCTAAGTTAAAAGATTTTAGTACAGAGCAAATGGATGAAGAGCCAGATGATATGCCAATACCAGACATAGAAACAGATACTGGTGGTGGGTTAATGAGTAGGAGACAGTAATGAGCTTATTTAAAGGAGTACTAGCAGGTATTGCTACAGGAGCAGAAAAAGTTATATCAGCAGATATTGAAGCAGGTAAGTTAGAAACAAAACAGCTTGCAAAGCTACGTGCTGAAAGAACAATACAACGACAGGATGAGCGTGATAAGACCTTACGTGAAAATATAGCTAAAACACAGAAACTAGCAGCGCAGTTAGGTCCGGGTGGAACTGCTATTCTAAGACATTACATTGAGAAAGGTGGGCTACCCTATGCAGAAGAAGCTACGGCACAGCTATTAGCATACACAAAAGAAAATGATATAACTCCTGCTCAGTACGCTGGTATTTCAGTTGAAGAAGGAGATCTTCCAACACCACAACAGCTTGGCGAGATGGCAACCGCACCTGTAAAAGCCCTTGCACCTGTTGAATCTTCTGCTCGTGGATGGTCTAAGATGTTTGGATATGGTGGGCCTGAAGCTATACAACGTAAGACTGATAGCTATGTAGCGTCTATGTCCTCTGCACCTACAGAAGTTAGTCCTATGTCAGAAAAAAGAAAGTTACCTAACTTAGATGAGGCTATACCTACTGTAAAAACTTTTCAAGAAATGTCTGCTAATTTAATGAAACGACAATTTAATATTGTAAAAAAATTAAATTCAAATCCTAACATGAATCCTGCTGAAAGAAAGGAGCTTGAAGCTCAGAATACTCGAATGAAACAAGAGCTTACACTTATAGGTGAATACAAAAAGTTAGCGGCAGGTGACAAACTTAATTTAGGAGAGGCTTACGATCAAGAAGTTCTTGCAAATGGCACGACTGAAAAAGCGATGAAATTATTAGGTTTTATAAAGTTAAAAGAAGCTGCTGAAAGTACATCTACTGGACTACGAACTGGTACGTACATTAAAGGTTCTTCAGTGCAAAGCATGATAAATATTGATGATAACCAATTATTTAAAGATCTTGGTATACGACAAGGTAAGATAACAACTCCAAGACCTATTTTTAATGCCGATACAGGTGAAACAGTAATACATAGTCCTCCAAAACTTCAGTTGATGGGATTACAAGGACAAATAAAAATTAGAAAGAACTATATTAACATGATGAAAAAAGGAGGTACTGATACACTTGGAAATGCTATATTAAATGATCTAGCTACAGAAGTTCAAGAATTAGAACGTCAGGTAGCAGGTATAGTAGGTGCAACTAGCGATACAGAGGAAGAGCCAGCAGGAGGTGCTCAACAAAACAATACAGCTAGTGGCTCAAACAATATGCCAACTAATAAAAGGCAAGCAACCGATATGTATTTAGATGCAATTAAAAGTGATCCTACGCAAGTGGCTCAATTTAAAAAGTTTATAGCAGATGGAAAATTTGAGCAAGTAATTACAAGTATTCAAAATTCAGGAAGAGCAAAAGGTATTACGTACACTAGAGATGATGCTATGAATATTATAAATAGGCTTGTAGCCATAGACACACCGGGTGGTGGACCTACAGGATGATTAGGATTATATAATGTCTTTAGAAACTGAACCTATTGATGAGCTTAAAGATGTAGATTTATCTGTGGTTATGGATAAAAATATAAATGATGATGAGCTTAAAGATGTAGATTTATCTGTGGCTATGGATAAAAACACAGATGATAATGATGATGATAAACTCATAGATGTAGATTTAGACGCTCCTCAAAAACAAAAAGAAAATGTGCAAGCACAGGAAGAGTTAGGTCAGGATGAATTAGACATTGACCCTCCTGAATATGTATCTAGAGCAGGAAGAGACTTACCTCCACAGGCAATAAAAGAGAGAGCGCAACCTCGTAGTCTTATGTCTGGTATGGAATTAAAAGCAGAACCAGAAGAGATTAAAATATCTGTAGCTGAATGGTCTGCTGATAATAATCGTATGGATATGTTACGTAAACATTTTGAAGCGCGGTATGGAAAAGAAGGAAGACAACAAGAGAACCAGACAAATACAGAATACCTTGAAAGATTTTTAACTGCAAAACGTGCTATGGAATCTAACCTTATTAATCTAGGATCAGAATTAGATTGGTTACGTACTGCTTCAGTAGAAGAGCGAGATAACTTTGTAGATTTATTTATAGATGTAGAAAATAATATACCTGCTTTCTTTGAAAAAGGAGGTGGAGATACTAAGTCAGCATTAATAGACTTCTTATGGTACAATGTTACTGATCCTGTCGTACTCCTCACAGGTCTTGTTGGTAAATTCTTTTCTAAAAGTGCAGTAGAGGTAGTGAAGAAAACATTAATGACTCAAGGTAGAAAAGCAGCACTAGCAAAAGCTAAATCTGTAGGATTTGCTAGAGGTGCAAAGATAGGTGCTACTGTAGAGGGATTAGGAGAGGCTACTAGATCTGTAGGCATACAAACATTACAACAAGCCAACTTAGAATCTGAAGATAGGGAAATAGATCCTACAACTACTGCTATAGCAGGGGTAACAGGTGGTATCTTTGGTGCGGTAGGATATGGATCAGTTCAGAAAGCAGAGTTTGCAGATTTAAGTGAGCGATTAGCATACCAGAAAAAGTTAAGAAAAGAAAAAGCTAGTAAGATAAAAGAAGACTCTAAACAAAATGCTGAACAGTCTAACCTAATAATAGAAAATGTAGAAAGTAAACAAACTGGTCAGGGTGAACTGTTTGATGTAGAGCAACTATCCAATACATTAGTAAATCCTATAGACGGTAAAAAACTACTAGACGATCTAGGTAATGCAGAAAATTTAGATTTATTAGATGTTAAAGTAAAGAATGAAGTACTAGCCAGAATAACTACTGTAGCTGAAACTATATTTAAAGACTATGAAGTTAGAGGTGAGGTAAATAAATTAGCTAACGATCTAGGTATGTCTGTAGATCAGTTCTCAAAGTTAAAAGTAAATGAGATGGTTAGAACTATTACTAAAACATCTACTGCTAGAGAATTAGATCCTGATTTATTAGATAAAGCTCTAGCAAAAGCAGGAATAGATGTAGAGTCTTTTGAAGCAATGACTGCTGTATCGTGGTCTGAAAGTGGTAAAGCTATAGGTATGCTCGGTCCTTTAGGTAAGCGGATAGAAGCATGGAGAAATAAAAAAGGTGCAGATGGAAAACTTATAAATGAGGATTTTGCTAAAGCACTAGATCAATTATCAAATAACCCAGCTAGAACACAGTATAATAACTGGTTTTATGAAGGCATAAAAAGATTAGATCGTGAAGGTAGAGCATTAGCAGTTGTACAGTTAGGTACTACGGCTGCTAACTTAGCTTCTCTCATGGGTACACAGACATTTCAAGCTGCTGCTAATGCTTTTGAAACAACACTGTATCACTTGGGTAGATCTGCTAAAAGTATTGCTACAGGTCAGGCATCTGCTAAAGGTGTGATTAATGGATTTAGTAACATGACTAAAGACACACTTGCACCATTTCTATTTTTAGATAATCCGCAACTAGCACAGGAGATGACAGAGTATTTACTTAAACATAATCCTAATATAGCTAGAACTATAGATAGATCAATGAGTGGCTTTGATAATAATTCAGGACTAAGTAAATTTTCTACATTAGCAAACCATTTAAATATGGTAGTAGATGTGTATGGTAGACGAGCAATCTTTGCAGCTTCAGTAGATAGAAAGTTAAGACGTACTGGTGTTAGCTTCGATGAGCTTGTGGCGAGGGAAGCAGAGCTAACTACAGATGTATTAAAAGCTAGTGCACGTGACGCTATGCAAGCTACATTTGCCTCTATGCCTCGTAGTTGGAAACAGGGCGGTGGGTTTTTAGAAGGGGCTGGTAATGGTGCTGTTCGTTTAGTAGAAGCTCTACCTTTTGTTCCCGGTATTGGAACAGGACAGTTCCCATATGCAAGATTTACAGTTAATGCTATAGCGCACCAGTTAGCATACAGTCCTTTAGGTGCTATCCCTTCTGGTAGAGGAATTATGAAAGGTGCTAAAGGAACTAAGAACGCTGTTACTATGATGGTTAATAAAATGTTAAAAAAACAGGGCGATGAAATGCTGGATGCGACAACACCTGCTGATATGCAGTACGCAAGAGATCGTTTAGGGAAAGCTATAGTAGGTACAGGTCTACTAATTTCATCAGTTAAATATGCAGAGTATATGTACGAACAAGGAGATGGTGACTTACCTCCAACTGTAATCAAAGCTGATGATGGCAGACAGTACGACATGCAAAGATTCTGGCCTATTGGAGCACATCTAGCTCTAGGTAAAATAATACACAAGATGATTAGGAATAACGATGAAGGTCTGTCAGTAGGAACAGGAGTAGATTTTCTACAGTTTGCAAAAGACTATACAGGTGTTAGGTATAGAACAGGAGATTATGCAGGTACATCTGAAGCAATAGTTAAACTTATTTTAGAAGGTATCACAGAGGGTGGTACAGATAAAATTGCTAATGAGAGAATAGCAGATAAGATTGGTAACTATCTAGGTGAAGTAACTGGAAGACCATTAACAGGTTTGGGTTTTCTGTCAGATGTATTATCTTTCTTTGATGATCAAGAAGCAATGCAGAGAGATCCTGCACAGGTAGAGGGAGAGGGTTTCTTTGAACGTGTAGGTGATGCAACCTTAAATAGATATACATATAGAATACCCATACTAAAACAATCCCTGCCTCCCAAAGAACAAACAACTAGAGCAGACTATAGATATAGACAAGACTCACTAATGAGAGCTTTCTTTGGTACAACTACACGTGAAAGATTTAACTCTATTGAAAGAGAACTAGAAAAACATGGCATGAAATCATTCACACTTACTGTAAATACTGGTGATAAGATTGCAGCTGGTCATGTAAATAAATATCTAGGTCCATTTGTAGAGAGTGAATTAGGTAAGCTCGTAGAGTCTAGAGTGTATAAGAAACTTAGTAGGCCACAACAGGAAAATGAAATACGTAAAAGACTTAACAGTTTAAATCAAGTGGCTAAATCTTTAGGAGAAGTAGCCGCACGTGATGTACAAGGTGGATCTGGACCGACTCCTTTTAGTAGAGGGGAGTGGATTAAAACTGGTAGAAGAGGCCGTGCATTAGCAGATGATATATATAAAACTATGTATGGTAAAACAGTTTTAGAACAACAGAGAATAGAACCTGATGTAGATCATCTTGCTACTGCGGCGGCATTAGGTAGGTCTATGATAAGTAACTAACGCTTATCTCCACTACCCTGTATCGTACCTTTCTTTAACCTAGCTTCTAGCTTATCCTTATTCTGTTTAGCTATAACACTTAACGACATGTCAAGATCAGATGCCAGTGCTGCACAGTACCACAGTACATCACCTATCTCTGATGCTAGTTGTTCCTTCCAATCGTGAGGCATGGTATCTTCACCATCCCTAATAAGTTTCTTTACCTTATTAGCTACCTCACCTGCTTCCCCAACTAAACCTAAAGCTGGATATGTAATCTTATATTCTCGTGGATATATAGCTGTTGTCTGTGCGATCTTTTGGTAATCATTAAAATCTAACATTGCATATCTCTCCTTCAACCAGTTAAGTGCCGACTGTTCTAAGTTGCTCTTCATGCTTCACCTTTCGTAGTGTCTCAAAGTAGGCCTTGTTATAACCACGTTCCCACTCTCTAGATTGCATGGAGTTTTCTTTGTAGGGGTTAGTATACTTTGCTCCCCTGTAGAAAGCATCGTAACCTCTACGCCACTGTATTTTTAGTGGTGCATCATTCTTATTTAGTCCTCTACGCATACTACTTCTCCCTGCTAATTCGGTTGATCCAATTCAGTAATTGCCATATTATAACAATCAGACCTGATAACAAAGTTATTGTCACCATCTTTATCGCCTTTCTTTTTAAACACAGCTTTATCAAAGTACTCTATCTTATCCTTACTACCTAAGAACCATGCAGTGCTAAGATCTTTCTTAACACGTACAAAGGCATACATGTCACACTTCTGTCTGGTGTTTAACTTAGCCACAGAACATTCGTAATGACTTAGTGGAGGTACACTTGTCTGCTTTGTCTTTACGTCTACTGTCTTACCATTGTCAAGCATAATGTCATAGTCATAAGTGTTCAACCACTTACCTCCCATTACTTTCAGAGCTACCTGCTCCCCTATGAAACCTGCTAGTGTACCTCCACCATTCAAGATGGACTGCTGTAACATGCCCATCTCTAACATCTTGTGCCTAGCTTCCATTACCATATCGTCTGTTATATCTAGTGCAATCATATTATATACTCCTTATGTAGTTAAATCAACAACTTCACACACCCCTGCTGAACAGGCTAGTTCCCTGCCTCCTGATGTGCCATCTTCCTTTTCATAGTCGGATAGCTTACTCCAATCTATTCTGCTTGGCATACGCTTAACCATCTCCATGCATGTAGACTTATCTACCTCTTGGTAGGGAGCTTGCTTATACACATGCTCGCTGTAAGGTAGGAAGCTAATGCCTGATAGATCATCAAAGTTCTCATACACCCATGCTCCTACTTCCATCCATTCGTTCTGCTTAACCGATATTGTAACAGATGGTTTGTGTTCACACCAGTGTGTTTGATATGTTAGCCACAGATTTAACTGCTCTATTGCTGTCATGTCATTACGTGTCACAGCCCCTATTGGTGCAATAGTAGGAAAGCTAAACACTGTAGTGTCTAAAGGCTTAGTAACGTCAGGCTCATTAGGTATACCCATATCAACCATGAACTGTGTCATAGGGTCTTTGTTATCAGCACGTACTGTCCTGATGTAGTATGGACTATGCCTTGCATGAATGCCACTGGCACTATCTACTAGCTGTGATACAGTACCTGATGGCTTAACACATGTAATAGCTACTGACATGTTGATACCTATTGCCTTTGCTATTTTTTTGTTGGTATCTATAGCTACTTTCTTTAGTTCCTCTAATACTTTAGGAAGATTGTTTCTCTGTTGCTTACCATTTAACAATGGACAGTCCATGATACCTGTAAGAGATACACCTAACAACCTTTCTTCCTCAGTATTAGTCTTCCATATCTTACGTAAATATCTAAAGTCAGTAAGTGTAGATTGTAATGTACCTAGTATAGTAGCTAACTTTACTTTCTCTTTAAGTGTTTTAAGTGTATCAGTATTACGTGCTACTACTTCCGATAGGTTACAGAACTGAAATGGTCTTAGTATAATCTCAGAGCATGGGTTACAACCAAACAGATATGGTTCATTTGTCCAACTTTTTAAAGATTGTCTTCTACCTGTTTTTTTAACCTGTTTAACTGCTGACTGCCTGTTGAATATACCACGCTCACCAGATTGACTTTCGTACAGTGATGTCCATTCTCGCATGAATGTTCCCATGTCAGGCTTAGTGCTATAAGCTACACTGTTGTTAGCTAGTGCTCTCTGTCCTTCATTCTCCCACCACTGTCCTGATTTAGCATGGCGCATCTGATCGTCATCAATATCTGACAGGCTGATCAGTGCACTACGTCTTACACCACCTACTACCACCACCTCACCTATCTTACACATGATGTCATGGCACTCTAATGGTGTTAGTCTACGTCCTACTGCACCTTTAAACTTCTCAATGCAGAAGTTAAACAGATCTTCTAGTGGTGCAGGACCAGATGCCCGACCACCAAAGGTCTTTAGCCTAGCACCAGCAGGACGTACTGCACTGACATCCCATGTAGGTATCTGACCAGAGTATAACATAGCTAGTAATTCTTTGAGAGACTTTGACCATCCAACACGTGAGTCTCCTACTTTAATTACTGTATCTGAATGATGTAGTTCTTCATTAACTATGGGTAGCTTATCTGTGTACTGTCTCTCAACAGAGAAGCCAACACCTGTACCACACATAAGTATGTACATGCATTCATCAAATACTCTTGGCGTATCTACTGTCATGTATGAACAGTTGTAGCTAGGCACGTGGCATATATCCAATGGTGCTCCTGCTGTCATCAATGCTCTCATACTTGGCATAACATTTAAATCCTGTACTGCACTAGATAGTTTCTTGTGTATATCATCAGGCATCGTGTAACCATACTTATCTTTTACGTAGTTCTCAAGATAGTTGAAGTATCTCTCTACTGTCTCAAGCCAACCTTCACGCCTCTGATCACCTTCTCTCCATCTGGCATAGCGTGATAGCGCAATAAAATTTTGGTAGTCAGAACTTAAATAATTATTTGTGTGCATGTCTATCTCTCCATAGTAATTTTTAATGATGATACCTCTAAGCCTTCTACATCATGGATGTATTCACGTAAGCCATCACCTATTTCAGATGCGACATCTCCATCAGAGGGCATTGGATACTCCTCCTTGTCAATGTCTAAAGTTATAAATACTTTTACTCTCATTATTTATCCATGTGTTCTATTAGTTTATCTAAGTACCACTTAGCTTTATTCAGATCCTCTACAGCCTTACCTTTGTAATCAAACCTCCATAAGTACTTCATTATGTTACCTTGCAGGTAGTACTTAAAGTTATCACCTGTAGCAGCACTGATAGCGTCAATGCACTCTACCCCATTTTGATTATAGTGTGGTGGATGATTTACCATATCAAAAGATGAGAATGAAAATGGCCCACTGGTATCTTTAATCGTAATAGTCTCATTGCCCATTGTAAGTGTATCCATTATGCTGATCCTTTCGTCTTAGTGTTAAATGTTAGGTGTATTACATTACCATCTACACTAGTTACTTCTGCCCGAACAGGCTCAGTTATATGTGTCTTTGGTAACGTGTCATTCTCGTAGTCTGTTACGTAATTACTTATGTCGCTTCTTAGTACTTCATCGTACTCCATCATAGGCACAGAAGCACAAATCATTTTAGTCAAATGCATTAGCTTTGTAAAGTCTTCTCCTGTAAGTTTGTGTTTGTCATCCCACATTATACATATATCTACATCACCATTCCATTTGCCATCTACCATATGAGGACGCAATCGTATTGCAAAATCATTAGGATCAAACTCAGGTGTTATTTCTTCTGTCATACGATTCTCCTCTTAGTTCCTGTAAAGGCTATAAACTTCTTGTGTTTGTTCTTGCCTTTTTCTTTTAACCATTCTTCAGGTATAACTCTGTTACTATACAGTAAGCCATACTTATAACACCACTCTCCATACGTACTCTTCGCTCCTTTACGTAGCTTTCTTCTACTGTTTTCAAAGACAAATCTTATATCCAGTTTAGGATGTTGTCTCTTAATTGCAAGGTGCTTACGCCTATCGGCAGCAGTAAACATCCCCTTAGACTCTATGATTATACCATTATTCAGTACAAAATCAGGAGTATAGGTACGGTAGGCTAGGTCTTCCCACTCTATCTTAAGGCTTTCATATGAAAACTTTACTTTTAAAACCTTAAGTTCATCTGCGAGTTTCTTCTCTAAGCCTGACCTGTACCCATACTTCCTTGCATGAGAGAACTTTGTGTAGTTCATCACGTGTTAGTAAGCTCTACCATGCCAGAATGAAAATGCACCAGAGCCTGTGTTATTTATATTATAACCTAACGTCTTTAGCTCCTCACGTATTGTAGAGTCTATGTCTTTTCTAGCCTCTAATGCAGCACGTAAGGAAGCAGTACGCTTCTCTTTGTACTCACGTTTCATTTCAGATAGCTGTTTCTCAGCTTCCTTAATTGCATCTTCTAGTTCTGTTAAGTCTTCACCCATTCTTCTAACCCCTTTCTGTTTTCATTCTTGCCATATGCATCATAGTGATGCTTACCATCACGAAACTGTCCATTCTCTACAGCTTCTTTAACGTCTGGATTTGCCTCAAGATAACTTGCTTCAGGAAAATCAGTCATGCTTTACTCTCCTTCTCTATATGCACGTAAGAAACTATCTTAGGTTCCTTTGCACGTGACTTCAATGCTGGCAGTTCTTTCAACTTAGGCCAACAGGTTTTGCGGAAAGAACACCAGCTACACTCACTACCTAGTACTTTATTACCTGTTGGTTTACCATTAAAGGTTTCTTCTACTGAGTCAAAACATCTCTTGAACTCATTCTTATTAACAGTCTTGACTGTCTTGTTAATATGGTACATTTCTTCCATCATGTCAATGCCTTTAGCTGGTACATATTTAAAGCTACCATTTGCTTTATTAACTACCCACCAACCACCGGGCTTAAGACCTGATGCTTTAGCATACCCTGCAAGTTGACCCACATAACCAAACGAGTCATGTGCTTTTAACGTAGCAAAGTCTTTGAACTTATTTCTGTAGGACCAATCAGATGCAGATTTAATATCATCTACAGCCCCATCAATCTCTATATCATAAGTGCCTTTAATCTTAGTGTCTTGTTCAGGTAGGTCTAGCTCTACTGTATCAGCATCTCCATACTCTACCTTTGCTTCAGTCAATAGTCCTTTGAATACTGCCTCTACTATATCTCCTAACATCATGTTCATTACAAAGTTACTGGGTAGGGGCTGTGCTTTCTCAGGCTGGTTCTTTTGAAACCAGAGTTGGCAAGAGGGTCTGCCTATATTAGACATCCTCAAGCCGAACTCACCACGCTTGTTGCCCCCACCAAACTGACGAGCTAGTGCATCCATGACATCCTTACCAATACGTTCTATTGTATTTTCAGATAATACAGCCTTACCATTGGCTGCATCTGTCATGTACTGCGCTAGTGCCAGTTCAGCAGGATGATTCATTACACTACTGCTTCATCTTCAAGGTCAACAAACTCATTCACTAAGTCTGTATCATCAGCAGACATCTTACGCTTGGACTTATCATTCCATGCAGTAGCGATGTACTCATTGTAACTATCTACCCACCCCATGAAGTCAGCAAACGTAGACTGATCATCTGATGTCAGGGCAATAGTGTTGTCCATATCAACAGATACTTCTGGGATATAGAAGCTACTACCATTTGGCAATGGCTTTTCTTCTGTGCCGATAGTAAGCACATGTGAGATAGGTAGTAATCTCTGCTTATTAAAGGAGTTGTATGTGTCACCTAGTATCTTAAAGGCATCACGATTATCTATCTCCCATATGAAAGGTGTAGTACCTACCTTAGTTTCTGCACCTGATTCATCTACAGGATCAACGAGGTCAGCTAAACCAAACACAACACGTGTTCGTTTGATCTGTCTGATCAGATCCTGCTGTGCAGTAGGCAGTGCCTTGAAGTCTTTGATCCAACCACTAGGCTTACCACAGTTGAACCCACCATCGTTGTCTTTGAGATCGACATACAAGGACTCACCCATGACAGTCTTGACAAAGCGATTAGGAATGTTACCTGAACCTTTAATGAAACGCTTGTACATAAAGCGTTGTAAGAATGTACGTATCTTAATCTGTGGTGCGTACACAGTGCTACTGTCTGGTACTTCTAACTTGAAGTGTCCACCTGACACCACCTCCATGTTTACCTTCTTACCTTTAAGTTCAGTCTCACCCATGATGGCTGAATGAGATATACGTAGTCTAGCTAGATTGCTAGTCTGCTTACTCTTGTTACCAGCATCTGCTGTGATGCCCATTGCTTTAGCCATTTCGTCATAGTTGTTTGTATCTACAGTTGTTATCGACATGTGTTATTCTCCTCACATAGTTTTTCAAAAGAGCATAGTTATACTACGCAACGTCCTTAATGTCAAGCCAATTATTACCTATTTTAGATTCTAATAATAAAGGTACATTAATATCAACACCTAGATGTTGTTTAATACATGTATCTAAATTGGTATTACAATCTTCGATAGCTGTTAAGACTTGTTCTTCTTCTTCTGGATGTACGTCAATAACAATACTATCATGTACTGTATTGACAACACAGGACTTTTTACCTTTCAATAAAGTCTCTATCCATAGTAATGCTACAGGTACAATATCTGCTGTAGCAAATGATTGCACAGGATAGTTCTTGATCTGTGTAAAATAACTGATCCTACCACGTGCATTTCTCTGTACATCAGGGAAAGAAAACTCCCTACCTGATGGTGTTGTAATCTTGCCTGTGTTAAGTGCTTCTTTGGCAAGAGTGTCATGCCAGTTAGCAATACCTTTGTACTTCTCATTGAAGTGGGTGTAGTAGGTAGCTTCTGCTTTAGATCTACCATATCCACTAGCCCCATATAGAGGAGCAAAGGTATGTGCTTTGGCATCCTGTCTGGACATAACCTGCCCAGCATCTGTAATGATCTTGGCTGTGTAGGAATGCACATCAAAACCATCTGTTACTTCCCTGATAGCTACAGGATCTTGAGATAGGTACGCAGCTACTCGAAACTCTAGCTGTGCAAAGTCAGCTTCAAGTATCTTGCCTCCATTGAACCTTGATACAAATACACGTTTGACAGGGAACGTACCACCACGTGGCATGTTCTGCATGTTAGGCTCTTTCCCACTTAGCCTACCAGTAGATGTCATGTGTTGGTTCAGTCTTACGTGTAACTTACCATCAGCTTTCACATTGTTAGCTATCCCACCAACGAATGAGGATAGATAAGTATCCAATGCAGATAGCCTTTGTACCTTCTCAAGAAACTCTAGTGCATCAGTCATGCCTTTAGTTCTCGCTGAGTTTGCTAGTAGCTCTAGGTTCTTTCTGTTAGTAGAGAACCCATTAGCTGTAGCCCACTTAGCATTGGGAGCATTAAACTTTAAACCACCAACAATACTAGTAGGAATAACATGATACCCATTGCCATCGCACGAGTTGCACTTTGACAGTTTGGCGTATGGTGTTCCATCCTTTTTCTCCTTTCTTATTTTACCTGACCCATAGCAATCGGCACACCGCTTTACATGTGACTTGTACACTATGTCAGTTTCTTCCCTGACAAGTTGTTTAAAAGCAGTCTGCCCCATATATGGATCGAACTTATTTATCCAGACTGTTTTATCTACAGGCTTACGACTGTATATCAGAGTGGATAATTGCTCTGGACTGCTTAAGTTTAATGGTACATCCCCCATTAATTCCCTTACTTTAGTTTCTAAGTATGATAATACCTCCTTTCTTTCTTCTTCAAATGCAATACGTACACCTTCCAGTGCAGTAATGTCTACGTTAAAACCTCTCGTGTAGATCTTAGCTAATGCAATAACCATCTGATTAGTTAGCTGCACTACATTGTGCATACCACTAGCATCTGTACCCACTAGCTTGACACGTAACTCATGTGCCAGTTGTTGTGTTGCATGTAGGTCAGCACTTAGATACTCAGATAACTCAGCATGTGGTACGTCACGTACTGATACACCCTGCTTGAGATAAGCCTTGAGTGTGTCCTGTTTCTTAGTATCCAGATCGTAGCGTTGAGCACATGCTTCCAATGACAGAGGTTGCTTGACACCACGTAGTATTAGGTACTCCATCATCATTGTGTCAAACACTGATCCATTGTAGGTAAAGCCTGACTCCCATAGCCACACTAAGTCATGGCCTATGTTGTGACCAATCAGTACAGTAGCTTGATCTAGCTTACTCTGTACAATAGCATGACCATTAGGAGTAGCCTCTACTTCACTGTGATCAAACGTAACGATGTCTTCATTGCCTTGATCATCAAGCATACCCACCATAACAAGTGTGTTCTCTGGCTCGAAAGGATCTAGCTGTAGCTTACCTTCACGTTTGATTACTGTGTTTTCTACATCAAGAGTCAGTTTCACTTTTCTCTCCTTTAGGAATTTCTACGAAGTTAAAGTTAGAACTAAATGATCTGCGCTCACCTTTAGTATAGAAAGGATACACACAATGGAACAACTCACTAGGGAATACATAGAAGTCTCCTACTTGTGGTCTTACCATAAAGTTTGTAGCACTGTAGCTACCTGCACTACCAGATATAAACTGTATGTGTCCATGAGAAGGATGATGATCTTTGTAGTCCTCTTCCCATTCTTTCTCGATACCTTCAGGCAGTTTAAGATACCCAACACAGGACATACGACATCCTGTATGTAGATGCACTGGATTGTACTCATGTTGAAATTGTCTAACTAACCAACCAGATACAAACTGCATACTATAATCGAATGCATCTGTATTTAATCTGTTTCTACCATATGAGTTTCGTATAGTAGCTGTCTGATTATACCTGCCTATAAAGTCTTTGACTTCATTAAGGAATAAGTCTCTCATTGCTTCACTGAAGTGTAGCTCCTGACCTACCTTACCAACTAAGTTATCTGAATAGTCTTGTAGATTAGGTTCTTCTTCATAGAAACTATTCATGTTCTTTACAAACTCAGGACTTAGTTTCTTGTAGCCCATGACAGGACCAAATGGAAAGAAGATCTGCTCATCTGCATCCTTCTTAGGTGTGAATATATTAACCATGTTTAACCTCCTTATGCTGAAAACAATGCTGTCTTATAATCAAACTCACAAGTTACCATACCATGCCAACCTGTCAACTTATTTTTCGCAATGTTAATATGTCTCTGTGTATCTTCCTCAGTCTGGTTCTCTGTTGGTGGGTTTCTTGCAATCAGGAGCATGAGGTCAGCTTCAGCTGCCTTGCCTGTCTTGGAACCTTCCATCATAGATTGATTGAGTACTACTCTACCTTCAGCTTCAGCAGATAACTGTGACATATAGAACACAGCACACTCCTGTTGCTTTGCTATCTGCCTAGCGTACATGACATTCTGTTTGAGTGTCTCATGTATACTGGCAGAGTTAGCTGTGGATGTAAACTTGTCACCCATATCTAGCATGATGATGTCAGGCTTGTAGTACTTACATACTGACTCCACCCATGCCATGTCTTTCTCTGTACTGTCCTTGAACTTAAGATGTCTAGACTTAGCTTTGTACGTAGCAAGATGTCTAGCTTTATCCTTACGTATGCCTACTGAATCTGTACCTACTGCACATGTCAGATACCTGTGACCTACACGAGTAGGTGTTTCTTCATTACAGAGCACAATAACTTTAGCACCCTGATCTGCGAAACCATCTGGCCCCATAACCAAGCTGGCATGGAAGCTAGTCTTACCTGTGTTAGATCTAGCACCTATCTCAATAAGCTGACCTGCATTTACGCCCGGAACCTTACGTGCAAGGCTAGGTATGTTGAAGGTCCACTTGCTTTGTAAGTCACCCTCGTCTAGTATCCTGTCCATGTTCATGTCTTCCCACTGTACCTGTAACTTAGGTATGAAGTCATCACCATGTACCTCAAGTAGATTACGTAGTGGCTGTAGACTTTTGAGTGATCCATTAACAAAGTCGAAACCTAAGTTGGCAACCTCTTCACCAATTACCTGCTGAAATAACTTAGACAGTACCTCTTGTGCTATGTCCTTACCCATAGGCTGTTGTGTTTTAATCTGACCAAACAAAGCAGAGTACTGTTGCTTCTGTGCTGTAGTCAGTGTTGGATTATCCGATAAAAAAAGTGCCTCAACTTCATCTGGTGAGACACTGCGATCATAGTCATCCATTGCTTTATCTATTACACGTTTAACTTTCTGTATGTCCTTGCTAAATAGTTTCATAGGGCAACGTGAACCCCTGTGTTCCTCGTAGAATTGCTTCTCCATAAGGCTTCGTATAAGTGAAAGTTCCATAGCTCATCCTTTCATAGTTCATTAAGAGCGTCCATATCTTTCTTGTGTCTATACTTTATATCGTCCTGTAGACGTAGGACTTTTACATTATCAACTACACTTCGTAACTCCTTTGCTATTGCTAAAGTTTTCTTTGATGCATCAGGATCTAATGCTACTACTGCTGTAGAGAACTGCGCTAGGTATTGCCTCTGTTCGTTGGACATGGAGGTTCCCATTAAAGCTACCCCTGTATGTCGATCTCCTCCAACAACTGCTGCACTAACGCAATCCTCTACAACAACAGCTACCTTACCACAACCATATACATAAGGCAACCCACTATTTCCATATCGCTTCCACTTAGGTATCCTCTTACCCAATGCCCTGCCTGTAGCGTCAACTGTAATGCCATTGTGTACTACAGGAAACACAACACGATGCTCACGTATGTCGTACATCAGACCATGCTCTGCTACATCAAGACCCCACTCACTTGCATACTCATAGACAGGGGCATCAGTAGGTACAGGTACTGGCACTACATACATAGGCATATCAAAGCTAGTGTCCTTTACCCTTACTATTTTGTTTAGCGTATCCTGTATAGCAGTAGCAGACATGCTCACCCTATTAGCACCACTGATACTACACCCTGCCTTGTAACAGTTCCACAGTAGCTGTCCATTTAGATTGGACACAGTGAATGTCCTACGTCCTTTGCATTCAGGACAATCCATACGTACAGAACTACCATCAGTGATATCTAAGCCTGTGAGATATTCAAGCATTAGATTACACTACGATATACTATATCTTCAGATTTTATTGTGTTACCATCCTCGCGTCCCTCTTGTAGTTCAGATACACTAAATATTTTACATTCTAGAACTTGATCATCATCGTATAAACTATCTACTATTCTTTCAGCTTGTAACTTAGTTTTAAAACCATTGTGCAAGGCTAGGTACAAATGTACATCTTCTGCAATATACTCTAAACCTGCTACTACATATCTCTCTTTCATACTACGCACTCCTTTTTTCTAGTTCATAATAAAAATCTGCAACTTGGTATAGCTCCTTAAGTGTGGCTGAACTTTTCATGGCATTAGCTTTCATAGAAACAATCACTACGTTATTTTTATGATAGCCTTTGTCATTATCTATTCTATCTATAGACATACTAAATTGATTTACACCACTACCAAATGAAAATTTAGTTCCAAATACAGGGCATCTTAAATCTTTTGGTATCAATTCTAGTAATTCTTCAGGTGTCAATGTCGTGTCCTTATTTCTATATCTAGTATTATTTATTCTCTGTCTTAAATAAACCAGAGTTATGTCTGCATACTTCTTAATATTCCAAATTTTCTTCCTTCTTTTACTTCCTTTAAGCGTGTACCATAGTTTTTTAGCATCTTTGACATCGGGTCTACTATTATAATCTTTCATATACTGTTGTTTTTTAGTTAAACTACTAGATAGCATATCATTCCTCCTTAAACTGTTGTCGTGCAGTCAGCGCACTGTTAGCACTAAGATAAGTATTCTTTATGTAAGGCTTCACCGATTGTGGATTAGCATGACCTGTCACTGACATAATCTGTGGCAGTGGAACACCTGCCTCTACCATTTCAGTTGTACCAGTTCTTCTAAGATCCATCAAGCGTAATTCATCTGGCAGTTTAGCCTGTCGCATTATCTTCCTACCTATCTTGGACAATCGTTCCATTGAGAATGGCTTGTACTCACCACCATAAGGTGTAGGCATAGGTGCTACATATTTCTGGAAGTCAAAGTCCTGACGTTGTTCTGTAAGCATTTCAAGTAACTCATCTGATATAGGTAGCTGTACCTCTGCACCACGCTTGGACTGTAGCAGTTTTAGTCTACGTGTATTGAAGTCAATACTATCCCATGTCAGCATACGCATATCACCCACACGCTGACACCATTCGTAGGCCATCTGCACTATCAGTCCCACATTACGATACACAAAGTCACCATAGGCTACATCAAGAAACTGACGCACCTGATCCTGTGTCCATACTGTGTTACGTGCAACAGGTGATAGCTTCCTTACTAGCGTGAATGGATTATTCTTAACGTACTCCATATCCTGACCATGCCTATACACAATGCCAGCTACTGCTGCCACGTGATTAGCTAGGTGTATGCCTCGTGTAACCCATTCTTCATACGCCATCCTTGCGTCCTTACCTGATACAACAGAGGCAGTTGTTTCACCTAACGTGTCTGTCAATATCTTTAAGAACCTAGTGTAGTCTAACTTTGTTTGATCACGTAAGCGATTAAACTCAGATGACTGTAAGTATAGCTTGACCAACTTCTTTAGTGGTATCGCTCTCATTGTTATTCCTCCTAGTATCCATTTGGAATTATAATATAGTGTATCCCAAGAACTATGCCGACACTAGCACCTAACCCTATCATCATTTTAAAGAAGTCTTTACCTACCAATGGAAATACTTTCTTAAAACTTTCTTTGTTAGTTAGTGTAGCTATAGCTAGTTCCCTTCCTGTTAGTAGTCCTACAAATACCCAAGTGGTACTCATTGGAATATTATTAAGTTCTTTAAAGAACCATAGCACTACAAAATAAAACATGTCAATAAGACATGCACTTCTTACATAACGTGTGTGTTTCTTTTCTAGTACAATACTCTGTATTCTACCTCCTCTTTCATGGAAGACCCATGCTAATCCTAATACAAATACAGTACTAATTATTACCATGAGATCTACAGGTACAGTGCGAGGTAGGAACACTGCAATGTTTGCTATGTCATGTGATAGCCATGTCCACCACAGAAAACCTGTAGCTGTCCATTGTCCTATGTGCCAGTATCTTTTGTGTTCTTCCTTAACAGGAGTGCTCTCATCAAAGTACTTCGTTATGGCAAACCAGATAGCATAGGCTGCTACACCTGCTACTGCATAACCCATCATGGATTTCATTAACATTTTCTCTAGTACAAACGTACTAGCAAAAGCAGATAACACTAGGAAACTGGTAGAGACAGGCACTCCTATCCTAGTTAGTAGCAGTAGCAAAGCAGGTGCTGTTGCATGATACCATTGTACTTCTTGAAAGGGTATCTTAGTTAATCTTCCATAACTTATGTCTCCACCATTTATGTACCACCCATACCACAACGTAGCAAGTAACACAGAGGATGCTGATACCCATAGTGTTTTCCAATTAAACTTTTCATTATTGGATGCTATCCAAGTACCCAATGTTTGTACAGAGTCGTTTGCTATCACAGAGTAGGCAGCTAACAAGAATCCTATCCCCATCCATAATGTTACACTTTCCATATTTATCTCCTTATAGGATATATATCTTAGCTAAACTACTAGTGAGTGTGGCTAAAGCAAATGTGTTGATAAAGATCAACGCCCTATCATTCCATAGCATACCTACCCACAACCAACCTGCAATGCCTATTGCATGAAAGATTAAGTTGATAGGAAAGATATTGTTTGCAGTAAGTACCATACCAATCATAAGTAGCAGACTTGCTACCCATTTTATGTACCAATCAAATGTGTACAGTGGGGTTTTAGTTATTGTTCTTGTTCCTTCATGGTCATCTAACATAATGTATATCCTTTATTAAGTAAAGTTACCACTCACTCTGTTCCACTCGACAGACTTAGGTGTACGTTGTGCGTGTCGCACTACTTTCATAAGCGTAGTTATAGGTATCTTGTGCATGGATGCAACCACTGATGCATGTTGCTCACCATAATCAGGATCGTGATGGGCTGCATTCCATACCATTTCAAAGATACTATTACTGTACATCTTATCGTCTACCATACTTTCTTCTTTTTCTTTAGTGTACTACCATCACCATTAGCCATGATCTCACCTGTACCACCATTGTCTACACCACATAGCAAGGTAGGGTTCTGTGTTTGTATAATACTGGCAGTCCATTCACCTGTCTTACTATTAAAGTGTATCAGTGTGACATGTCCTCTTGTAGATATACCTCTGAATACTAACTCCTCATTATGAACATGCTCTAAATATTTTATAGCCTTGTCCCGGTCTCTACATGCTGCAGGGTTCTGTGCATATGCAGTGAGAGGTAGCACTACCATTAGCATTACCACATATAGTATATTCTTAAGTTTGTTAGTGAACATATTGTATCTCCTTTATAAATTCTAATTCCACTTTTGAGTGTGGATAATCTTCACGTGCATGGTCAAGTGCATAGTGTACTAACTTAGGTATGGTATCTAATTGTAATGCCTCCACCATATTATGTGACACATCTACCATGTACTCTAGTTCATCTACCTCCTCATTATGAGGTAGCTCTACCAGAACACACACTTCATATCTAGGCATCTCGTTCTCCTTTCAAAAGATAATGGCTACTAACAAACCTACTAATAGGTATATGATTTCCCACTCCATGTCAAGCTGTAATCCAATCAGGTACAGGTCTGCCTGTCCAGTGTAGTATGTAGCGTTTATCCTTGCGGTAGTATGCACGATACGCTTCCACATAATCGTCACACTTGAACTCATCTGGCATACACTGTGGTGGTGTAGTGTGTGCATCATAATCATCGTGAACCCACCCATCATCCATCTCTGCTAGTACTGCGGTACTTTTGTGTATCTTACCATACCTACGTGTATACTCTCGGCCTATCTCAAGGCCATGATTTACAGCCCATGCAAAGTTATGTTCGTTGTCTCTAACCCACACAGTCATAGGGTGATTCTTGTAGGCAGATTTATATACATGCTTTAGGTGTCGTGCAAAGCCCCACTCATGCATAGCAGTGCTACACATCTGTGCAGTCTCCAACACCATCTTGACTACGTGCTTATCACATAGTTGTTGTGCTGATTTGATTGGGCATTTGTCTATAAAAAATAAGTTCATGTTACATTTCCTTTTCTTGCCATTTCAATTTTAGTTGATGCATCTATTGATCCTATCTCACCACCTAGTCCTGCATACCCAGCCAGATCTGTCCAACTATCTATGTGACTAGGTGTCTTTACTAAACGTGCTATCTTAACCCATGACATACACAGTATGACATCCTCTCGTGTTATATGCTTGTCTAATATAACACTCCATCCTCTAGCTATGTCATTGAAGTTATCAAAGGCACTGCCATACTCTTTGTCTCTGTCTCCTGTAACTAAGGCTTTAGCATTGTCTAGTATAGTGTCTCTACCTATCATGTCTTACTCCTATCTATAAAATATATGATCTTCTATTGTTGTAATGTACTCTCTATTCCATGCTGGGCTAACGTCCACTGAATGATAGAACGTAGCACCATCCACTACATTGATTGTTAAACCATATGAATAGTACACCTCCTCTGCTACAGACACTGCCCTGTTCCATGCACGTTGGTCTTTAGGTACATCGGGCTTACCATCACAGTACCAACTGAACTGGCATCTATTCCTGATAGGGTAGTCCTGCTTCCAACTGTATGTTGGCCCTTCACGTATGACATCACACACTGTATCAGGCCATGCAGGATGGTGCACCCTGTTCAGTACGACATAGGCTACTGCCATCTGCCCCACTGTAGGTTGATCACGTGCCTCAAAGTAAATGTTCTGGGCAAGGCACGTAATCGTAGCACCCACTGCAAGTATACTAGCGTCCAGCATTTCTGCCTTTCCTACCTCTAGCATTATCTAGTAGTGTCTGCACATCTTCATCCTCTTCCTGTTGATGTAGGCAAGGTGGTACTTTACCTTTCCTGTGGTTAAAAAATACATAGCTAGGCTCACCTTGCAGGTTCACCCTACGTTGATACTGTACAGGGCATCTGTCTAGCCATTCATAGAACTCTGCCTGTGTTTGTAGATCCCACTGCTGGCCCATATCAGGCAGCCATCTCTAAAAATGATGGGTGTTCTACCCACTTGGCTACCTCTAGGTTGCGGTTAAACTGACGCTGTACCTGAGTGTCATTGTTAGTCTTACGAAACTCAAACCTGTCACTGTGTGTAGCGTACTGTGTCATGGCTGAGTACACAGCCCACATGTTACAGCCACGTACATGTGTCTCCTGTATTGCTGAGTTGTACATCTTATTAGCTTTACGTTTAGGCATTATAGATTCAAGCATAAGCTCAATCTGTTTAGTAGTCACTGCTTTCTCAGCCAGTCTCTGACACCATGCATTGTGCTCACTGTACCCTGCAATCATACCACCTGCCTTATCAGCAAAGGTAGACAGGTCAAAGTTCTTTGTGTTTCTTTTCTTCAACACAGAGTAGTCACCTGTTACCATGCCATTTGTACAGAAGAAATCTATCAGCCCACCTACAAAGTTGTTAGACGTACTGCCATTGATACTGTGCCAGTAGTTCAGTTGCATGGCTGTCTCTGTCTTATGCTTCTTAGTTTCAACCACACCTTTGAGGTCAGGGAAGGTGACAGTCTCTAATGCCCATGCCCCATTACCTGCTGTCCTAGTCTTGATGTCATACTTCTCTGGTTGCAACGTGTCCATCCATTGCTCACGCATCTTACCAAAGTAATCTGGGTGTGACGTACCAGTGTAGGTACTATTGACCATACCAATACATTCATCTGTGTCAGTGCGAATAACATACTTGTGTTTGTCTGATCTCTCTGTAGTTACATAGTCTACGTCAAACTCTGCATGTCCATATGTGTTCATCATGTTACTGTCCAATCTGTTGTGTTTGTTGTTTCGCTCTACGTAACTTACGCCTCTCGCGTTTCCAATCGTCACGTTTAGGTTTCGGTGTTGTTAATTTTGTTATACGCATCTTTTGATATTGTGACTGAGACTGCATCCTCTCGTCCTTTCTTTCTGTTGTATGAACCTTTACCTTTTTTGTTAGGTATAACCTGAGTACGGGGGCGATTACGAGCTACTGCTTTTGCTACTGGGTTTACTCTACGTATCTTCATAACCACCATCCCTATACTCAGATCATTTAATTGTTAAGTCCAATGTTGGACCTAATTACTAGGCAACAAACCTACCTGTTCTACCATCACGTACACCTTGCACCATGTCCTTATGGATGAAAGGAATACTTCTACCTTTGTACACCTGATACAACCTACCTCGTGTATCACCACCTGATGCAGTAGCTTTGTTGTCTGCTTCCACTATGCTTCTAGCGTTAGTGATACGGTTTACTCTTACGATAAGTGTTGATGTTGTAGCCATTTTAAAAATCTCCTATGTTAATTATATGATTAATATATTATTGTTTGGTAATAGTGTCAAGTAGTAATATCAATGTGCTTGCCTAGCCCCTCCTTCGCTGGTTGTACAGTGTCCTTCTTTTCCAGTGGTACAGGTGCTCCTGTCTCTGGTTTGTGTGCATGACTGATCTTATCCTTGTGTCTCAGTACATTGCTGATCGTGTCATATGCCAGTGAACTGTTACCTATGTGATCTATAGTCATTCTAATAATCCTTTCAGTATATGGGCTATCACATCCACAGTGAAGCCATTGCCACATACTTTGTAGCGTTGTGTATTGGACACACCCTCTGTGTATCTATCAGGCAGGGTTTGTAATCGTTCACACTCAAGAGGTGACAGCTTACGCCAACTCATAGGCTCAACATAAACCTTTGGCTCACGATGACCACCACCCATAGTGGTAAGCGTAGGTGCTTTGCCTTCTCTGTGGTAGGTACGCCTCAAGCTGTCGATACCTTTGATGTCAGCGTCACCAACATGACACAGGCCATCCTTACTGAATACCAACTGTCTTCTGTGCTTTTCAAAGTATGTCTTGAGATTACCACCCTTCCAGTA